GTGATGCAAGACTTTTAGGTATTAAAATATTCTTCACTACTGATGCAGCTAACGACGCATAAGGAACTAGAATATGAGAGATTTAAAAAATAAACTTACATCAGGTAAGAACACAAAAAATATACAAACCAGAAAAGGTAAATCTTTTGGTTATCAAGTCTTAGGATTTGGTGCTGGAGGAGCAGCAGGTAATCCATTTATTGTAGCAACAGGTGGGACTATAACTACATCTGGAAATGACAAAATTCATACATTTACTGGACCCGGAACATTTACAGTTTGTTCAGAATCAACTACAGACCCTGCAAATAATATACTTTCGTATCTAATTATTGCTGGTGGCGGTGGCAGTGGTTCTGAAAGAGGTGCAGGTGGTGGTGCAGGTGGATATAGAGAAGTTAAAAATCCAGTCACACCTTACACTGCAAGTCCAGTAGATGGTTACCCAACACCTGCAAATAGAATTACAGTAACAGCACAAGCTTACCCCGTTACAGTTGGAGCAGGAGGACCAGTATCATCTCCTTACCCACCTTACAGTTATGGAACAAGAGGTGCTAGTTCAATTTTTGGTGGAATAACTTCCACAGGTGGCGGCGGCGGAGCCGGTGCTTTAATAGCAAGTCCACAACAACCAGGAGGATCTGGAGGTGGTGGAGCCCACAATCCATCTATACCTGGTGCTGGAGGAAGAGCTGGTGGTAGTGGAAATACTCCTCCAACAACTCCTGCACAAGGAGACGATGGTGGTAGTAGTCCAGGTGGTGGAGCTGGTGGTGGTGGTGGAATTGGTGGTTGCGGTCAAGCAGGAGCACCTGAACCCGGACCTGGAGGTAAAGGTGGCTTAGGACTTACATCTCACATAAATGGAAGTCCAGTTGAAAGAGCTGGCGGTGGTGGTGGTGGAGCTTATGGTGGTGGTGTTCAACCAAATAATCCCGGTGGATTAGATGGTGGAGGTGGAGTAGGTGGTGGACCTGGAGGAACAGGAGCAGATTCATCAACGAATGGTACAGCAAATACTGGTGGTGGAGCAGGTGGAGGTGGACCAGGAGCAAATGGCAATACTGGTGGTTCAGGGATAGTAATAATAAGATACAAGTATCAATAGGAAAATAATTATGGCACATTTTGCAAAAATATCAGAAGAAAACGAAGTACTGACGGTATTAACTTTAGACGATAAAGACATGCTAAATGCTGATGGTGTAGAAGAAGAGATTGTTGGACAAACTTATTTAGAACAACACAATAATTGGCCTGCTCATTTATGGATTCAAACTTCATATAATACAGCTGCTGGACAACACAAAAAAGGTGGGACTGCATTAAGAGGAAACTTTGCAGGTCTAGGTTATACTTGGGATGAAAATGATAATATTTTCTGGCCCAAAAAAAATTACACGTCTTGGGTAAAAAATATTTCTGAAGCTAGATGGCAATCACCTATTGGTGATGAACCTGTTTTAACAGCTGAACAAATTTTACAAAATACTCCAGGGGATGAAGATGAAAATACTCCATCTACTCACGGATGGCATTACGTTTGGAATGAGGCTAATACAACTTGGGACTTGACAGACAGCAAAGCGGACTTGACAAACAGCGAAGAGGACTTGACAAACAGCGAAGCATAAATTAAAATTGGTGGTGGTATGCATAAGAAAGTATTAACAGAACAATCAATTTATTTTGGTGATATCTCAATGCCGGAACATTGGGAAATAGATAGAGTTGAATTATCTCATCATATTCTACAGTCTAATTTAACTAATCAAGAATTAAAATTTTCAAAAACTTGGGATAGATTAGATACTTATATGCGAGACTTTATTGGTCTTAATTACGGTATTCATTTAGTAAAAAAACAAACGTGGGGAAATATTTATAAACCCAATGAGACAACAATTCCTTTGTTAAATATTGATCCAGTAGATTTACGAAATTCTCCAGACTTTACTATGCTTTACGGCGTTAAAGTTAAAGATTGTTTTGTTAGAATTTATTTTGATGATAATAGACGTAAAGGAAGAAGTTGGGACATAGAACTTAAAGACAATATGTTTATTATGTTCCCCTCAACTAATATGTATTATCTAACTAATAACCAAAAAAATGATTTAAATTTTATACAGACTGTAACTTATGAATATATATAATTATTTTTGGTATTTTAAATCAGCAGTACCACCAAAAATTTGTGATGATATTATAAAGTATGGGTTGTCTAAGTCTGAAAAAATGGCAAGAACAGGTGGTTATGGTGATAAAAAATTAAATAAAAATGAAATTAAAGATATAAAAAGAAAAAGAAATTCTGATTTAGTTTGGCTTGATGATACTTGGATATATAAAGAACTACATCCTTATATTCACGGAGCCAATAAATCTGCCGGTTGGAACTTTGAATGGGACAGCAGTGAGGCTTGCCAATTTACAAAATATAAACTTAATCAATTTTATGATTGGCATTGTGATTCTTGGGATAAACCTTATAAAAAAGAAAGTCCAAATGAAGGTAAAATTAGAAAACTATCTATGACCTGTCAATTAACAGATGGCTCAGAGTATGAAGGTGGGGAACTAGAATTTGATTTTAGAAACTATGATCCACACATGAGAGACGAAGCTAAACATTTAAGAAAAGCAAAAGAAATATTACCTAAAGGTTCTATTATAGTATTTCCATCATTTGTATGGCACAGAGTTAAACCCGTAACGAAAGGAAACAGATATTCATTGGTAATGTGGAACCTAGGATATCCATTTAAATAATATGTTTATAAATAATCATTTTAACACTACAATTTGGTCAGAACAAAAACCAGAATTTTTAAAATCATTAACTAAAACATCTAACAAATATATCAAAGCTTCTAAAAATACTTTGGAAGCTAAAACACATATAAAACATTTTGGTGATTTTGGAAGAAGTTATCATTCAACAGCCTTAATGGGAGATAATAATTTTAGAGATTTTACAGATTATGTAGGAAATAAATCTTGGGAATATTTAGATCAACAAGGTTTTGATATGCAACAGTATACTACTATGTTTAGTGAAATGTGGGTACAAGAATTTGCTAAAAAAGGAGGTGGTCATCATTCAGCACACGTACACCACAACCAACATGTATCAGGTTTTTATTTTTTAAAGTGTAGTAATAAAACATCTATGCCTATTTTTCATGAACCAAGAACAGGAGCACGTTCTACAAAATTAAAGATGAAAACTAATATTAAAGGAATTCTTAATGGAAACGATCTTGTTCATTTTAGACCTCAACCGGGATCTTTACTTATTTTTCCAGGTTATCTAGAACATGAATTTTCAGTAGACTTTGGACTAGAACCTTTTAGATTTATCCATTGGAATATTCAAGCAGTACCAAAAGAAATGGCTAAAGATGTTTAAAAAAAATAAATATGTAATTATAAAACAAGCAATAGATAAAGACCTAGCTTTATTTTTGTACAACTATTTTCATATGAAAAAAACAGTATTAGATACCTGCCGTGATAAAAGATATATTTCTCCTTACGAAACATTACTTGGTGAGTATGAAGGAGCCGACGGTCAAATTCCACATACCTATTCAAGCTATTCTGATATAGCAATGGAGACTTTAATGTTGAAGTGTCAACCTATCATGGAAAAAACTACCGGATTAAAATTATACCCAGCTTATACTTATGCAAGAATATATAAAAAAGGTGATATCCTTGAAAGACATAAAGATAGATTTAGTTGTGAAATATCTACCACTATGAATTTAGGTGGAGATGATTGGGCTATTTATTTAGAACCATCAGGAGAAGTTGGAAAAAAAGGAATTAAGGTAAATTTAAAACCAGGAGATATGTTAGTTTATTCTGGTTGTGAGTTAGAACATTGGCGAGAAAAATTTAAAGGTAAAGATTGTGCTCAAGTATTTCTTCACTATAACAATAGAAAAACTCCAGGGTCTAAAGATAACCTGTTTGACAAACGCTTACATTTAGGTCTTCCATCTTGGTTTAAACGATGATATATCCCTATAATGGAGACAGTAATCCACCATACCTACTGTCTCCGTTATAAGGATTTATATGTTACAGAAACTAGGATTTTTACCAGGATTCAATAAACAAGTTACATCAACAGGAGCCGAGTCGCAATGGACCGGCGGTACTAATGTACGTTTTAGATATGGTACACCTGAAAAAATAGGTGGTTGGAATCAATTAGGTGATAATAAACTTA